TTTCAAATGCTCAAAAGCCGCCTGAGTGACAAGGGGGCTTTATTTGACGGTACCTGTAACCCTGACAGGCCGACGCACTGGTTAAAAACAGATGTGCTGGACAGGCCGGAGCTTGACGTCAAGCAATGGCATTTTGTCATAGACGATAATCCGTACTTGCCGCCAGAGTATGTTGAGAATCTCAAAAAGGAATATACAGGCGTTTTTTACGAGCGATATATCCTTGGCAAATGGACAAAAGCGGAAGGGTTGATCTATCCGCACTTTGATCCCGCCCTACACGTCGTTACAAGCCTCCCTGCTGCGTTTGAACGGTATTACATAGGAATTGACTACGGCATGTCAAACCCTACCGCCATGGGGCTCTGGGGGCAGTCTAAAGGCATATACTACTGCATACGAGAGTATTACCACAGCGGACGCGACACAAACCAGCAAAAGACGGACGAAGACTATTACAAGGCGTTGGAACAACTTGCCGGTGACTTGAAGATCGAATGTGTTGTTGTTGATCCGTCGGCGTTGTCCTTCATCAATCTTGTGCGACGTCGGGGAAGGTTTATTGTCAGGGCGGCGAAAAACGACGTGTTGCCGGGGATAGGCGAATTTAGCAGGGACTTGCAACACGGAGTGATCAAGATACATGCTGATTGTAAAAACGCGATAAAAGAATTCAGTTTATATGCGTGGGACGAAAAAGCAGTCGAGGACAGGCCGATCAAGGAAAATGACCATTTTCTCGACAGTGCGCGATATTTATGTTTTACGCTGGGCTGGGCGCGTGGGCCCGTAAAACTCATAGGACAAAGATAAAGGCAGGTGAACCGCCATATATACATATCAGGATTTACAAACCGCCACGGACAAGGCGGTTTTTGTCGCAAATGCTGTTGACGACTACCTTATTTCAAGTGAATATAAAGAAATCCTTATGCGTGAGGCATACTACAACGGTGATAATCCGACATTGGCCTCATACATGTCTAGGTTGCAAACTGACAGCGGAAGCGTTGACTTGTTCGCAAAAATTCGCGTACCGTCTGGAATATTCAACCGGATTATTACGCTGTTAGTCAATAGATTATGGTTTAATGGGGTTCAACTCGACTCACCAAAAATAAAGGAAAAACTCGGCAAGTATTTTGACAAAATAGCAAAGGATATTGCCACTAAGGCGGCGGTTCATGGCGTATGCTATGGTTTTTGGAACAATGATACTTTGCAAAAATTTACCGCAACAGAGTATTTGCCATTGCCAGACGAACGCACAGGCGAACATAAGGCAGGTATACGTTTCTGGAGTATTGACTCGTCAGATACCGAAAAGCCAATGATCATACAACTTTTTGAGGTGGATGGCTGGACTGAATGGACGAGAAAAGGAACAGGCCCACTCGTGATTGCTATATCCAAAGTAGCCTACAAACTCAATATAAGGCGCGACGCGCTTGGTGAGGAGATAACAAGCGGAGAAAATTATTTATCGTTCCCTGTACTGCCAATGTACGCAAATACTGAACACAAAAGCGAATTAACGCCACCAATTAAAGCTAAAATAGACTTGTATGACGCATTATACACAACTTTTGGCGATGTGTCGTTGCGTACTCGCGTGCTGTATTGGCTGTTAGAGGGAATGAGCGGTAACGAGGAACATTTAATTGCTATCAAGGGAGCAATAGAGCGCATTGGCATAATCGCGCCACAAGGAGACGCAAAAGCAAGTGCAACTAATGTAACGTTGCCGTACAATGAATACATGCAATACCTTGACGACATCGAGGATACTATTTTTTCTGATTCTATGATCGCCAACCCCAAAAAGATCACAGGCGGTGCATTGACGGCGACAGCCATTAATGCGTACTATCATGCGGAAAAGCTAAAAGTTTCTGATGCTGAGTGGAATAGTTGGGATTTTGTAAGCAGATTGCTTGCGCTAATCGGCCTTCAAAGCGATAAAATTGAGTTTAAGCATGAAACAATCTCATCAGATATAGAGATCACTCAACGGCTGAACAGTTATAATCTACCCATTGAAATCAGCATGGAGATTGATCCGTTGTTCAAGGATGATGCAATACCTAAATATTTGGATATTATTGCGCGTGAATCACTGGGCATGGATATGATTGACGAACAGAATCGCGGTGAAATAGATGGACGCCGCAACGAATAGACAACTGCGCAATCTTGACAGGCGATTACAGGCGATATTTAATGCGGCGTATCAGCAGGCGATTGAAAACGAGAAGAACGCTATAGCAAAGTTCGCGGCGTTTGCGCAAGCGGATCACAGCGATTTGACGGAAACGCAACTGCGTACCGCATGGAATAATTACCGTTTGCAAGTGGAGCGTACGACAGGGATTGTAAACAATATTGCCGCAGACATGGCAAACAGCGGGAAATTAGCGGCGCGGATGATAGAGGGTGATAAGCTTAACGTATTTGACATTGGTTACCGTAATTCGTTGACGTCCATTGACCGCCAACTTGGATTTAACGTGCAATGGAGTATTTACGACAAGAACCAGTTGACAGCGTTATTGATGGAACAGGATAAATCACCGTTCACACAAATAGCCTATAATCGGCTGGGAAAACAAGCGCCTATAGTGACACACTTGCAAAATGAGCTTGCACAGGCTGTCATGTTAGGCGAAGGCATACCGGGAATAAACAGGCGTATTCGTAATGTTGCCGATATGAGCTATAAACAGGCGCAAAGGATTGCGCGTACAGAAACGTTGCGCGTAGCAAATCAAGGCCGTATGATCGGTTTTAGGCAAGCGGCGAATGAGTACGGTATTGAAATGTTCAAACAATGGATATCTACGATGGATGAGCGTACACGTGATACACACGTTGATATGCATATGGAAAAGGCGGAGCTTGATGAACCGTTTAGCAATGGACTAATGGAGCCGCTTGATCCGGACGGTTCGCCGGAGGAAACTATCAATTGCCGATGTGTTGTTGTCGCTATACTGAAAGATATAAAGGAAAAACAGGTTTACAGAGTATAAACGGAAACAACTAATACGAAGGATTGCAGGTAAGGATAATCGTGAATGTTAAAATTATAGATAATACTAAAACAGCCTTAAGCCAGCACGAAATTAATATGCTGAGGGCTCTTTATGGCATAGGTATCAAAAACCAAGAGATTGTAACGAAAGTTATTACCTCAGTTGGCGCTGTAGATACAGGTAGATTGAGAAGTAGCATGACATATGAGGTACACTCAGAAAGTCAATCGGTTACTGTCGGCACTGATGTTGAATACGCAATATACGTACATGAAGGGACGTCGCGTATGCGAGGGAGACCTTATTTGATGGATTCCATCCTACATTTTATTAAAGAGTATGAAGAAATTGCAGTAAAGTATTTAGGGGATGGCTTTAAGGCCCTGGATTATAGCGGAATGGATATAGGTGGAGCTGGACTATCATCATCGATGATTAAGCCGGACATCTCATTAAGATAAATTAATAAAATATTACTCAAAATATAAAAAGACCGACCATGTGCGGTGTTTTATATAAAAATACTTTTAGGCTAGCATCCGAAACTGCGAAAGGGAGTATTTATGGACGCAAAGGCAATATTGACCAGTCATGGGATCGATGAGGAAGCGGCTGACAAAATCGCAAAGGCTATTAACAAGGTCGTCGGTGATGAGTTTGTCACAAAGGATAGATACAAGGACAAGCTCACGGAAATCGCCACATTGCAGACGGACTTGAAGACCGCCGAAGACGCATTGTCCACCGCCGAGACATGGAAATCAAAGTACAATGACGAAGTGACAGCACACAATGCAACACGCGACGGATACGCCGCTGAAAAAGACGCGGCGGACATTGACGGAAAAGTTACTGCGGCGTTGAAAGCAGCGGGAATGAACGAAAAAGCCATTCCAAAAGCCTTAAAGCTCTATGACCGAACAATCGTAGAAAAGGACAACGATGGAAACATTAAAAATACCGATAAAGTATTGGCGCACTTTAAGGGTGAATGGGGGGACTTTTTCGGGGAAACGCAAACGAAGGGTGCTGAGGTTGGGAACTCACCCGGAAAACCACCAGTAACATCGTGGGAATCACAACTCAAAGCGGCGCGAGAATCAAAAAACATGCAAGAAGCCTTGCGCATAAAACAAGAAGCCTATAAAGAGGGCGTCGTATTAATTTAAAAATGAAAGGATAAAAAATATGCCTATTGTAACTGGAGTAGCAAATACATGGAATCTTCCGAATTATCACGGAGAACTTTTTACCGCATCCGCCGAGGAAACGCCCCTGCTGTCTATGACGGGAGGGCTGACTGGCGGATTACGCACTGATAATTTTCAATTTGTAACCGCACAGCTTTACGCGCACCCCGACGCCGCGCAGCCCACTATATCAGAGACTGCGTCCGTAACGGCCCCATCACCGACAGCGATTTCCCGGGAGCAGGAGTTTAACGTCGTGCAAATCCATCAGGAGCGCGTACAGATGACATATGCAAAACGTTCCAACAGCGGACGTTTAAGCGGTATCAACACTGCCAATAAAAGCGCAAATCCGGCGGATGATTTCAACTGGCAACTGCAACAGAAGTTAATAAAAATCGCCAGAGACGTTGAATATAGCTTTATCAGAGGAACATACCAAATGTCAACTAACGCCTCCGTAGCAAATACCACCAGGGGGATGTTGGAGGTTACAAAGCTTGCCAACGGGACGAATATCAATAACGCAACGCCTGCGGCCCTAACCATGACCATGCTAAATAATCTGTATAGAGTTATGGCGGACAGCGGCGCAACATTTACCAACATGGTATTATTTGCAAGCGCGACAAAAGTACAACAGATTACAGCGCTGTACAACGCGCTTAACGGCTTTGCACTTCCGTCCACAAGGACGGTCGGAGGTATTGCCATAAAGGAGATCGTCTTTGATTTCGGCAATCTGGGCATTGTTTGGAACCGGTTTATGCCTAACGACGCTGTATTGCTTGTAGACGTAAATTACGTTGCGCCCGTGTTTCAAGAGGTACCGGGCAAAGGCGTATTGTTTACAGAACCGCTTGCAAAAACAGGCGCGACAGACGATGAGCAGCTGTACGGACAGATCGGCCTTGACCATGGCCCCGCATTCATGCACGGATCAATTACCGGGCTGTTATAAGGAGATACTCTATGCCGCAGCTTGTATGGTGTGAGAAAAAACAAGAAGCAATTCCGGCGGAAGAATACGAAAAACCGCAGGATCAATTAGGCTCAATGACTGTGTACGAGCTAATTGAATACGCTAAATCCCATAACATAGATATCGGTAACGCGACAAGCCGCGCCGGTATTTTGAAAAAAATAGAGGAGGCTGGGGCGGTATAATCCGCCCCACAACCTTATAGTGATGGTGTATCATGACGCTTGATGAAGTAACCTTATTGCTTAAATTGCGTGTGCGTAATTTTTTTAACGAGGATAACGACGCAGGGAAACCGCCTGAACAATCGGCCATGTATAGCTTGTTTTTGTCGATTTGCCGAGAGTTCCACGAAAAAATGGAGCAGGGCATAGGACAGCCGACAAACATAGTGCAGGAAAGCGTGCTGGGCGGCAAGCACAGCTATACACTGGCGACAAGCGATGGTTTGCCCATGGACTTGCTTGACGCGTACACGCCGCGCCTGGCGCCGTTCACAAGGATGTTTTATAAGGGTACGCCTTTATGAGCGGCGTCATGTTCGAGCGGTATTTTCATGAGTATTGGCTGCAAGGACAAGCGCCGGTAAGCGATGGATTCGGCGGTACAATATGGCAGTGGACGGACAAACAGCTTGTCATGGGCGAGTTTGTGACACGTGATGGCTCTGAAATACGCATAGCGGAAGCGCAAGGACTAGCGCAGCAGGGCGATTTCTATGTATCACGCAGTGTCAAGCTAGCGCAAAACGACATATTGCGCCGTGTCAGTAACGGGTTGTACTTCCGTATAACCGGACTGCCAAACGAGACAACCGATTTGTCAGTATCACAGTTCCAGATATACCCGGCAGAATTGACGGATCCGCCTAAGTAGGCGGTATTTTTATACGCAAAAGGCGGTGATGGCATTACAGCGCAAGAAGTATTGGCGCAGTTTTGGGGCAATTTCATGTTGCGCCCGGACAACGCGCCGCACAGGCCGCTATTAGCGTTTCGCGCAGGGTTTACGCAGTTATACGGGCCGGGACTACCGGCAGGCGGTCAACCGGCTGACCTGCCGTTCATCACGTATGAGGACGACGAAACCAGCTACGGACAATGGACACTGCTGGCCGGTCGTATATGGACACGTGAGCAAACGTGGGGCATTGTTGAAGATGTGTTTGCGCAGGCACGCGCAAAGATACCAAACGGCGGCGTAACCGTGCTGTACGCTGGCAAAAACGGCGCGTTGCGTATTGCGCGAAGCGATCCGTTTATAGGACGGTTACCGCCGGAAGACAATGACGAGCTCAACAAAGCCGGTGTCATCCGCGTTATTGTTGAAAATTATATTTATTAGGAGGCTACAAAATGGCATTTGCAGGATATACCCCCTCAGGGCTTACGCCAAATACATTTGAAAACGTGCAACTTGGCGCAGGCGCGTTTTATGTAAACCTAGATTTAACGGATATTGAGGTTGACAGTGGTGGAAATACGAAGACCACAGCGGAAGAGTTTGCGGTTATTTTAGAGGCGGCAGTTGCGGCAGGGCAAAGCCTAGGCGCGACTAACGGTGGAGGCACATTTAACGCTGTGCCGGAAATCGAACAGATACCCGTTGACGGCATGACTTACCCGGTTATTGGTTCGTCCGTCATGTATTCGTGGGAGGTCACGCTGGCCACTACGCTCAAAGAAATCACGCCGGAAAACTTTAAGCGTGTTCTCGCGACAGCCGCGAAAGTACAGGAAACGGGCGGGATGACTGTGGCAAGCACGCTGACACCGGCGCATTATATTCCCAGCGTTGCATGGTGCGGGCGAATGATTGACGGAAGATTGGCATGTATAGTACTGGAAAACGCGCTTAATATCGCAGGTATGGTCATGACGATTAATGATCGCGGGGGAGCGGAAATTCCGGTCACATTCAGAGCGCACCAAGCGGATTTGTCCCGTATGCAGTTTGCACCATTCCAGATTATATTCTTCCCGATGCCGGAATAATGGAGTAAAAGAAAGGCGTTATTGACATGAAATTATCAAGCAAAAGTTTAAAAACAATTCGAGCGATACTTTTGCAAATCACGCCGGATATTAGCCCTATTCTTGATGAACTAACGCAACTCAGTAAAAAAAGAGTAAATGCGGGGGACGTTAGTGAAGATGAAGCAGCGGCAAAAGGTATTGAAATTATTGTAGAGATGGTCGAAATACTGCTGGATCGTCAATACGATAAAATCTTACGCATTCTAGCGGCGCTATACGAGACATCTCCAGATGAACTTGAGGAAAAAGAATTCGGTGAAATTATCAATATGGTGGAGGAGACGTTGAAAGACGAAGTGCTAATGCGTTTTTTTCCACGGTTCGCGCGGTTGAAGCGCAAAACGCCATTAGATATATAGCCGAAGTAGAATCAATGCCATTGACGGCATTGGTCTTTTATCTGGAAAGCAAGCACAAACATGAAACTATTCGTGATGTGTATATAACGGATATGTTGCGTTTTGCAGCATGGGGACATGTAAAAAATCCGGATAAATTACCGCGTTATTGGGATTCACTACAGTCCACGCAAAAAGTGCGTACTCCACGCGAGCAATTTACTGAGAACGATGTGATAGACATGTTCAAAGGGAAAGGGGCCCTTGTAAAAGGTTAATAATGGAATTATTTAAATTGTTTGCGACCATTAGCCTTAAAGACAGCGATTTTACAAGCGGCCTCGGCAAAGCCAGTGACGCCATGAGCAAATTTGGCAGTGCGACAGAAAAGGCCGTTGACCTTGTCATAAAAAGCGTAGCAGCTGCGGCGACTGCAGTGTATGGACTTGGTACGGCAGCTGTTAAAATCGGCATGGAGTTTGAACAGGCAATGGCGGATATTGCGGCTATTACTGGGTCAACGGATGATGAATTGGCCTTTATGGAGTCCACGATTCGTAACCTTGCCAAGGAGTTCGGCGTGTCTGCCACGGAAATGACGAAAGCGTTCAAGTATATAGCTGAGGCTGGCGGAGACGCGGATCAAATGGTTGAAGATATGCGCGGCGCACTGTTGCTTGCGACAGCGGCTGGCGAGGATTTCAGGGGTGTTACTATATCCATGGCAGCCATGATGAAATCATTCGGGGATGAAACCACAGACGCGGAACACATCGCCAATGTCATGGCAGCAACGATCAGCGCGGTCAATACCGATGTCATGCAGTTGGCAAAGGCATTTGAATACGCGGGCCCTGCCGCCGGTATTATGGGATACGCCGTTGACGATGTTGCGTTAGCTTTAAGTATGATGGCCGAAAGCGGAATTGTCGCCGATAAAGCGGGCACCGCGTTGCGTACTGTTTTATCAGAGCTCGCCAAAGGCATGGTGCGTGTTGCGGGAAATACAGAAGTTTATGAGATCGCGACGACAAATCTTGACGGTTCCATGCGGCCTCTATATGACGTTATTGTTGATATGCAGGATGCTTTTTCCCATTTAACAGAAGCGGAAAAAGCAGTGGCAGCGGAGGCGATAGGCGGTAAAACCGCGATGAGCGGATTACTCGCAATCGTTAATACTTCCGCTGAGGATATGGAGTGGCTGACTGATACTATATACGGAGCGCAAGACGCGTTCGATGGTATGGGACAAGCGGCAGGTATGGCCGCCATACAACAAGACACATTAAAGGGAGCAATATCCAAACTAAAAAGCAGCGTGCAAGACATCGGTATAACATTTTACCAAAGCATAGATAACCCATTAAAAGATGTCGTCAACAAAGCGCAAGGGTATGTTAACGAGTTAGCACAGGCATTTGATGAAGGAGGCCTTGCCGGCGCTGTTGCTAAAATAGGTACAATTTTAGCGGATGTAGTTACTTCGTTGGCGGAGCAGGCTCCGGAGTTTATTCAAGTTGGCGTTAATCTTATATCGGCATTAGTACAGGGAATTACCGAAAACAGGGATATCATTATTACTGGGGCCATAACAGCATTTACAGCGTTGATGGATGGTGTGCGGGAAATGTTACCGCAACTAGTACCATTAGCCGTAGATATAATCATGGCGTTGGCTGATGGGTTTATTCAATACGCAGATTTAATCCTGACAGCTGGAATTAACCTAATTACACAGTTAATTGTCGGTATTGCTGAAAAACTGCCCGATCTCATTCCACAAGCACAAGAAGCCATCATGAATATTGTACGTGGGCTGTCTGACAACTTACCGTTAATTTTAAAAGCGGGTATGGAGATTCTGGCGGAACTGGTGCACGGTATAGCCGACATGTTGCCTGAGCTAATACCCGTTGCAATTGACGCGGTAGTTTTACTTGTTGAAACACTTATTGACAATATCGATATGTTGATTGACGCCGCCATTGCGATTACTCTGGCGTTGGCAAATGGATTGATTGATAGCCTGCCAAAATTAATTGAGAAAGCACCTGAAATAATTATAAAATTTGTTGACGCTTTGATTGAAAACACGCCAAAATTATTTAAGGCGTCCGCTGAAATAATCGGGAAACTGGTTAAAGGATTGTGGGATGCTGTACCCGTGTTATGGAATGCCGTGTTTGATCTAATTAACAAATTAGGTGAAAAGCTAGGCTTGGATTTAACGGCAATCACAGACGCGGGCAGAAGAATTATTGAGGGGTTCTGGAACGGCATGTCTTCAATGTGGGGTTGGCTTACGGATAAAGTCACCAATATGTTCAGCAGCGTAGTTAACAGCGTTAAGAGTTTGTTCGGTATATCGTCCCCATCAAAGGTATTTGCTGGTATAGGAAAAAATTTAGGCGAAGGATTTGTTGACGGCGTAGAATCAATGGCAGGAAAAGTAGAACGCATTGTCGGTGATGTTTTTGGCGGACTTGGTGGTGAAGTAGGCTACAATATCGGAGTTGGTGCTCATGGTGCAATACCGGCGTTACAGGCAGCATCGCAACAGGGCGAGGGGCGCGGGGCGTTTACCTATTCCCCCACCAACATATTTTATGTCAACCGAGAACTTGATGTGGAACGTATCAGCCGTGAGTTAGATCGTCAAGCTGAGCGGGCCATGAGGCAAAGGGGGCTGGCTACCGTATGAGCGTTATTGCGCCGTTTACTTTCAATTTTAACAATAAAAACAGTAAAAAGGATTTCGGCATAATCGGCACGTCATATGATGTGATATTTCCGAAAAAGCGGGAACGCAAGCAAATTATCCCCATGCGTGACGGCGCGTATGATTTTGGTGCAGAGTGGTACGATGAACGGATTGTTCGCGTTACATGTAAGTGGTTCAATCCGATTGCGAATGACCTTACGCGATCGGATATACGCGGTATAGCGGCTTGGCTGTCAAAAAAGGGTAAACTGGAGCTTGCGGTTGAGCCGGATAAATATTACATCGGTGAACTGTATGATCCGGCGGAGTTAATAGCGCATTATGATTACAGCCGTGGTATTGGTACAACAGACGGCTCTTTCGAGTTAAACTTTATATGCGAACCGCACGCATACGGTACGACAAAACTAATTCAACTGTTTTCGGACACGGCAATCAGTTACGCAGGTTCCGCGACAACGCCAACTGTTCTCACCATAAAAAACACGGGAACAACGAATATCAACTCAATACAGATCACGGTCAGACGGAGGAAAATATAGTATGTTTATGACTAACTTTTACGAGCAGCGAGTGTTGAATGTCCTGCGCGGGCAATCGCTCTCAGCACCTTCGGCAATGTTTTTAGGGCTATTATTGAACAATCCCGGAGAGGCTGGAGCGGGCACGGAAATCAGCTATACCGGATATCAGAGATTGCCGCTTACATTTTCTGAGCCTGCCTTTGACAACGCTTTACAGGCGTTTGGTATCACGAACACGAACTCAGCGTCGTTTGCGGAATCGTCAATTACTGCCGGTACAGTTACATATATTGGCCTATATGATTCGGTATCCGGCGGTAATATGTGGGTCTATGGCATGTTGGAATCACCCATAGAGGTTGATCCCGGAGAATCACCGCAGATTATACCGGGTGAAATTAAATTGTTCACAACAGGCGACAAGACTGACAGCCTCAGGACGATGACATTAAATGCGCTCAGGGGTATCAGCATAAGCGGCCTCTCAACTTTTGTCGGACTGTTAAATAACGGCGTAGAGCTTGCCGCAGCGAATTACGCGAGGGTTGCGCTGACTTTTAACGCGCCTGTCGAAGGAGCCGCCGGTGTCGCTACGATTACCAACTCATTACCGGCAAACTTTGCGCAAGCAACTACCGTGTGGGGCATATATAACGAATTCGGAATATATAACGCCGCGTCCGGCGGTACTCTCTTATGGCGTAAGAGTCGCGGGAGCGATAGAATGATCAACCGCTTAAAACGGGTAACACTGCCGACAGGCGCGTTGATTGTTGGTGTTAATTAATGGCTGGCCCATTTTCATTATTACCATTTTCCGCGGGCATGGTGACGGAAGACATAGACTTACCGGATAGTATATTTTTCCTGGAATCCATGGATGTTTTTGCGGGGCTGGGCGATGTTGGGCCGGACATGATCCAGTTTCGCGAAGAGTTGTACACTATTGTCAACGGGGCGTCGTCACTTTCAGAGGGCGTTGTTTTTAATGAAACCATGTCGACAATAGCCACTATTACGGTTGACTTGGCGGATTCGATAGGCATGTATGAAACGTTGGACATGCAAGTCGCAATCGGCGTACAAACACACGAGTACATTGAATTTAATGAAGAATTAAACGTTATATCAGCGATGGGCGTTGAGGCGGTAAACTTCATTGAATTCATCGAGAATATGACAACGAAAGCGGCGATCGGCACAACCATTAAGGAACGTCTTGAACTCTATGAGCTGATGAACGTACTGGTAACCGCCGCAACAACTACGCAAACAGTGATACTGGTTAGGGCCTTAATACCGCCCGGCGGAACACTACGGCTTGATAGCGATAATTTTACCGCTCTACTGGGCAGCAGTAACGTCTTGCATTTATATGATGGCGACTGGGTATTTATTGACCCGACAGTTAACGCTGTGCAAGTATCATCTACCTCAGGCGGCACGCTGTCCGCGACTATGGAATATCGCGAGAGGTGGCTATAATGCTTGCGGTGTACAATCTCAGTCGGCAGCGGGTGGCGATTCTTGAAAACGCAATAGATATAGCAGAAACACACCAACTAAACGCTATATGGCAATTAACCTTTTCGATACCGGCAGATGACCCAAAAAACGATTATTTACATCCCATGCACTACGTTAGATGGGAACCGGATGGGGAATTATACCGTATTTTACCGATTGATTTAGAGCAAGGTGAAACCGGGCTGTTGTCATATGAATGCGAGCATGTCATTGCGACACTAATGGATAATGTTTTATTCGGTTATCATCAGATCGGCAATATCGGCGTGTTTACACGGACGGTTTTGCAATATGTTTTGGACAAGCAAATTGTTAAAAACTGGGTTTTAGATGTTTGCGCTTTTAACCGTCAATTTGAATACGCGTGGGAACAGGAAAACCTGTTATCCGCGCTTTTTAGTGTCCCGAAGTGCTTTAACGCTGAGTATATCTGGACATGGGACACGTCAACATATCCGTGGCGGTTATCTCTGCGTGAACTGGACTTGACGTCAATTCCCGCGCTGTACATACGGGCGTCAAAGAACATGCTCAAATTAACGCGGCGCAGTGACCCGAAGAATTTATGTACTCGTCTTTACCCTTTAGGATACGGCGAGGGTGTCAATCAACTCGGGATCAAAGAGCTTAACAACGGTGTGCCGTACTTGCAATCCCCGCCTAACATAGTCGCAAAATACGGGATTATAGAGCGTGTATGGGTGGACAGGCGGTATCATAATCAACCGGAGTTGTTAGGCGCGTCTCAATCCATGCTGAGGAACCTACAAACGCCGTTTGAGCAGTATTCGGTTGAATTTACGCAAATACGGGGCGACCCTGAACATATCAACGTAGGTTCGCGTGTGCGCATACACGATCCCGGAAATAAAGTCGATATGATCGACACCATCGTTCAGGTAACGGTATTTCGCGACAAGCCGGGCGGACGCATTGAAGTTGCCAACGCTTCGGAAAATATCGCGCAGACGGTTGCCGATCTTGCGGACAGGCAGCGTGTAGAGACAACATACAGTCAAGGCGCAACACAGATATACAGTGTCAGCGTGCAGGACAACGCGGACAACCAAAACGGATTGAGACTTGACTTTTACATACCGCCCGACATGATCCATGTCAACCGGCTATATTGTAAAATCCGTATGGAAAGTTTCCGGGCGTATTCAAAGGCGACGGAATCCGGCGGGCAAATCTCTACTACACCAGCAGGCGGCGGCACGACAAGCAGCGCGGCGCTCAGCGGGACTACGGCGTCAGGCGGTGGGGGCAGCGCCACTGTAAATGGCGGCGGGATACGCACATCTTCGGCTATAACATTGCCGTCGCAAAATATCCAAAATGACGATTTAGGCGGTACCAACGCAAAAAACCATAACCATGGATTGTTTAAAATGGGCGATGAAAACAATATGTATCTCGCCATTGTAAACGCCGCAAACACAATTGTAGGTCATACTGGCTATGTTCCGTCAGGCGCGCACATACACGGCGCACACGACCACACTATCGATACATCCTTTCAAGTTCAAATACCGGCGCATACGCACGGGTTAAGCCTGTCACACAGCCATGACAATCCCAGCCATACGCACCAGCTTGACACAAGACACGGGCACGAAATTACGCCGGGTATTTATCGTTCCGGCAGTTCAAATTCATTTACCGTAAAAGTTAACGGCATTGTGCGGCAGATATTTAACGAGACGTCGGCAGAGCTGGATATTTTGCCGTGGCTTATTGGCAATGACGGGATGATCTCACGCGGGACTTGGCATAATGTTGAGGTTGTGCCGAATGGGTTAGCGTATATCAGTAATTGCGCGTATATACAAGGATTTATTCAATCGCGAGGGGAGGTAACAGTCTAATGGCGCAGAGTGAAATGTACGCGGGGCAGGCGTTTTCACCGCAAACACAGCTAAACGGCGCGATCACCAGCACGGACACGACTATAACCGTACTGGACGGCGCAAAACTACCGGCCGCGCCAAACTATCTGGTATTCGGCACATACGGCGATCCTGTGCTTGAAACGGTACTGTACAACGTTAAGACGGGAAATGTATTAAGCGGCGTTATTCGCGCCGTTGAGGGAACGGCGCAAGCATGGGCAAACGGAACACCCGTTGCCCGTTTTTTTACGGCAAAAGATCATAATACTTTCATTGACAATATCAAAGACATCGTTGCAAGCCTTGTGAACGCTATCAAGGGCGTTAAGGTTGACAATGTGCTCTTAACGCCTGACGCAAACAAAGTCGTAAATGTCGATTTGTCCGGCAAGCAAAACAAAATCACCACAACCGGCATACTCAAAGGCGACGGTGCGGGCGGTACATCGGCGGCAGTTGTCAACACGGACTTCGCCGCTGCGGCCCACGCGGCACGGCACGCCACCGGCGGCGGGGACGCAATCACGCCAGCGAATATCGGGGCGGAGGCGTCGGGCACGGCGGCGTCGCAGGTGTCCACACATGACGGCAATTCCTTGGCGCACTCAACGCAGTTCGGAAACAAGCAAAATAAAATAACTGCCAACGGTATTCTCAAAGGTGATGGGGCGGGCGGCATAACCGCCGCAGTATCAGGGACGGATTATGTACCGCCCGCGACATTGAGCAACTACGCAGCGAGGGCGGGGGCCACAATGACAGGCGCGTTAATCGCGGGCGGCACACTTGATAACGCCACAACGCAGGTACGCAATATACACGCCGGACTAACTGATATGACGGCTGGGACTTCCTCACTGACAACCGGCGCAATCTACCTTGTGTATGAGTAGGGCGGTGGGGTATGGCTAAAGCGGCGTATCTTGGCGTTGGCGGCGTGGCGCGAAAAGTAAAGAGCATGTATATCGGCGTCGGCGGTGTTGCTAGGAAGGTAAAAAAAGGGTATATCGGCGTCGGCGGCATTGCGCGGCTATTTTTTACAAGCGAACAACTCTTAACTTATTATGGTACGGCGACGGCGCTTAATGCGGCCCGGACTAATTTAGCCGGTGCAAGCGTCGGAAACTATGCGTTATTTGCAGGAGGGCAAGGGACTACGGGTACTTCAACAGTAGTTGACGCGTATGATACAAGCTTAACACGCACAACACCAACTGCATTAAGTTTCGGCAGATACTCTTTAGCAGGCGCACGTGTAGGTAATTCCGCTTTGTTCGCCGGTGGACAGACTGCCGCTTCTGCCTTTAGCGCGGTGGTAGACGCATACAATACAAGTTTAACGCAAACTACCCCA